CCGCTACCAATCTCTCCTATTAACACATCGTGGTTAATTACGTTTAAGCCACCATATCTGTATTCAAAAGTATTATTAGCCCAAAGTATTACTTCAAAACTATTATCTGTATTGCTTCTGTTGTATTCTCTAAGATCGTACCAACCAAATATCATCTTAGAAGAATCACCCCAAGACTTTATTCTTGAGTTGTTATCTCTAATTAAGTCTGTCCAAAATGGATATAGTGTATAAGTATGCTGTCCTGTTATTGGGTCTGGAGTGTAGTCATTACAATACGAACCAGTGGTTTTAAAATGCAAACAACCATTAGTTGCTATTCTAGCTTGACTAAATGTTTCTCCATAGAAAGTAAAATTAAAAGATAAATCTATAGCGGGAGAAACTCCATCATCTGAAATTGAGTAAGCTAACTCTCCTTCATAATTATTAGCATTCGTTTGTAAATGGTATAAAGGTTGATTAGCTTCATAAATATATTCAGCTTTAAGCTGATTAACACCTAATGCAAAGATTGCTGATAAAACTAAACTTGCAGTAAAACATAGAGTTTGCCATTCATCTTTATGTGGCATTGTTCCATTCTTTTTTACACTGTTTGGTGGATTTTTTCTTCTTAGTAAAAACCTTTCTTACACCACTTACAACATCTTTGTTATATCCTGTATCGTTGGGGTTTAACCCTTTTTTACAGTTTTTTATCCAATTAGCTTTATATTCTTTTGCATCAGGTCTTTGTGAAGGATTATTTTTCCAACCTTCGGAAGCTTCTTTACCTATTTTTCCCATATAAGGACATGGAGTGCCTGCCATTTCCATTGCTTGGAACACCCTAGTATCTTGGCAAAGTACAGAAACTGCTGCAACTTTCATACCCATATCATAGATATATTTACTTAATTTTAATCTTTCGCAATTTTCGTCTGTAACTGTTCTTCCGCCAGATATACCAAAGACTTGTCCTTGAAATGCTCCTGATCTGCCAACAGTACAAAGGTCTTGTGAATAAGACATGATACTTGGTGCGATAGCAGAAGCTGGTGGTGCTTCGGTTTTAATATTTTGGTTAATAGTTTGAGTTGAATTTGACTCATTTATATTTCTATTTGTATTGTCTGATTTAGTGTTATTGTTGTTTTCGTTTACGTTGTTTGTTTGTACGTTTGATTCAGACTTACTTTCGTTCTTGTTTACGTTTGTGTTGTTACTTGTAGATGTTGAAGTGTTTACATTCGTATTTGTATTATCAGTAGTGCTAGTGTTATTAACAGTTTGATTTACTGTTGAATTTACTGTCGATTCAGATGTTGATGTCGAAGTATTAACATTAGTGTTTGCGTTTGTATTACTTGTTGTAGCTGTTGAATTAGCTGTTGTTGTATTTACATTTGTATTCGTAGCTGTCGAAGTATTTACGTTTGTGTTCGAGTTAGTTGCAGTTGAAGTCGAAGTATTAGTATTTGTTGCAGTCGTAGTGTTTGTGTTTGTGTTTGTGTTTGTGTTCGAGTTTGTGTTTGTGTTTGTGTTTGTGTTCGAGTTTGTATTATTTGTAGTCGTAGTATTTGTGGTATTTAAATTATTATTTTCACAATATTGCGTACCATTAGCACATCCTGTTCCAGTCTGATCTGGTGCATCAGCGTAAAGATTAACATTAAAAAACACTAATCCAAAAAGAATTAATTTGTAAATATCCTTTTTCATTATTTATCTTTTTCACCTTTAAAACTTTTAGATGAACCTGAAGTTCCTGCATAAAGACCAAACCAAGCTGCACCTGCACCCACGACAATAGAGATTAAACCTGATTGTTCAAAACTAGGTGCTTCCAATTCCATAAACCACATGACAGTGTAATAAAGCAAGAAGATATACACTGTTAAAAATGCTCTTGGAAATATTCTCCATGAATCTACTGCTTGTGCTAAAAATATCCATTTTTGATGAGGGTTTTTAGTTCCTTCATCTTCTAACTCTCTTATTCTATCCTTTAATCTGGATTGTTCTTGTAATAATTCCATAAATTTATTGAGATCAATTTCGACCTCATTTCTATCCATGTCTCCACCAAATCTGCCTGAACTGTCATTCATATATATTTCCCAAATTAAACAGGTTTAAATAATCCTAACTCTATAAGTCTTGTTCTATTTGAATCATGCACTGCTTCAATTGCTTCTTTACTTTGTCCAAAGTAAGCAGCAGCGTGATAGTTGTCTATCATTGACTGGTTAATATTTTTTCCATCTACAATTATATTACCTAAAACTCTACCAAATTTACCTCTAGAATCTTTTAGCTTAGTTTGGATTACTACCTTTTTTCCTGTATCTATAGCATCTTTTAAGAAAGCTCCAGCCATTTTTCCTCTAGCTTTCTCATCCAAGTTACGAGTGCGTGATTCGGGAGTATCAATACCATATAAACGAACACGACACTTATGAAGAATATCAAACCCAAGGTCCAATACAACATCCACAGTGTCACCATCGACAACTCTTTCAACTTTACAAGCATACTCATACATTAACTATATCCTTTTGTTATTTTTGACTTATTTATATAAATTTAGCAACTACAACTGATGCTACGATAAAAGGATAAACAGCCCAAAGCATTACTTCTAGCTTGTCAAACCTTTTTGAACCAGCTTCTAACCTGGCATCAATACTCTTATATAAGAGTTTACATTCTCTTTCATGTGATTCTATGGCATTAAGAGCATCTTTTGCAGTTGCCATTTATTTTTTAATTGCTTTATCTTTAGCTTTACCAATATTTAATGCTAGCAAATCTAGTAATTTATACAATTTACCAATCCATTTATCATCGACAGGTGTTGGTGTTGAAGCTGCTATTAAACTAGCAACAGTTACAATTATGGTTATCCCAGTTATTGCATTAACTATCATTTCCATTTTCTTCTCCTTCTGTTTCTGTTTCTGTTGGTTGTTCTTGCATATCCCAACAATTAAGGTTGGAAGCAACAGTTCTTCTTTCGCCCTCTCCCTTAAAAGGATATACCATGTGTTGCAACCAAGAAGGAAAAACCAACAACTTCCCTACTTGTGGTTGCATTACAAAAGACTGCGGTGGTCGCAGTCTATCTGTGTCCATTAATTGATTCAAACCATAATTAAAAGCTATGTAACCATCACAATCACCAGATGCTTTGTATAAAGAATAATTACCTGATGCAGCAGTCGGTTGATCTAGTATTTGTTGTGGTACTTTGGTCCAAGCAGTAGTGGATATACCCATAATGGTTTTAGTGCCGTGATCGTGTATAGGATTGTAGTCGCCTTCATAGCTGTGTACTGACCAAGTTTCATCTATAGCTACTGCTTTAGGTGCTTTTAACCTTGTGCCCGTTTGTTGTGAAAAGAAGTTTATATAATCTGCTCCTAGCGAACTTATAAGTTGATTGTATTCTTTTAATCTAGGTTCATTATTATCCATCAATAACTGTTCGCCTTGTGTTATTTGCCCAACCAAAGTATCTGCTAAAGATTTTTTATTTTCATCTTCAACGTATTCATCAAGATAATCATTCAAATCCTCAACCATACCTTCTGGCATTTGTGTCTCCATGACAAAAACACTAGGCATATTATGTACTGTTACTTCAGCCATTAACTAGGTACGTTAAAATCTGCGTCTGCTGTGCTTACTGTTGGCGGATTTGTAATAACTGAATCTACTTGACTAGCAAACACAACATCCCACTTTTCAACTTTACTATCCTTTTCAAAAGAAATAGCGTTAGTTAATGTTTTAGTTACTGCCATATTTTTCTCCTTGTTATGAATGAGTTTCTACATAGTTATCGCCAGCAGCAATAGTTGTTATGTAAGATGATTTATCTGTTGAACTATCAGCCACTACTTCAGGCTTCTTAAGTATTTGCCCCAATGAATCAGTTGTTCTTTTTACATAATCCGTATAATCAGCTTGTGTTTGTCCACTAGCACATTGAGACATATCCCAAGTTCCAGCTACTACACCATTAATTAAAGCTGCACAATCATCGGCTAACGCATACCATTTTGATAGTGGAAATTCTGCTGACATATTATTCTCCTTTATTTTCTAATTCTTCAACTTTCGCTGAAAGTTCTTGTATTGCTTTAGTTAGCATAGGTATTACTTGGCTATACATTAATTTATAAGATTGTTCATTGCTTGTATTAACAATATGGTCATCTGTCCAGCCTATTGATTCTTCTATAGCTTTAACTTCTTGGGCTATAAAACCTACTTGTTTTGTAGTTGATTTTTTAGAGTGGTCTCTTTCGCCAAAGTTTTCATCTGTAGGTTTATAATAATTACTTCTATTATCCCAAACATAAGTAACTGGTCTTAGTTGATTAACAAAATTTAAACCTGCATTATTAGGTAAATTTTCTATATCTGTTTTATCTCTTTCATCAGAACCTACAGTCCAGTCTACTTTTACTTCTGCATTATTTATGCTGTTATTACCAATAATTACATTATTACTGTCAGTTGTTATGCTCTCCATAGCATCAGACCCTGCGTCATAACCAATACAAACATTATTACCACCACTGGTTATTTTATCTCCCGCTTCTCTTCCTACACAAGTATTGCTTATGCCAGAAGTATGGTCGTTCAAAGCTTGGAAACCGATTGCAGTATTTCCATATCCTGCGGAGGCTGCTGCCATTGTTTCATTACCGAGTGCTGTATTTTGTGAATTTGAAGCACTATTACCACCATTGCTGACCTTGCCAATATATATAGAGTCATTTCCTGTTGTTTCGGTATCAGCAGCACCTGAACCTATACAAATAAGGTTTCCTGCGTTTGTTACTGCTGCACCAGCTTGATAACCAACAAACACACTATTACCAGCATAAGCACCTTCGGTTACTTTACCTGCTTCAAAACCAACAGCAGTCAGATTTACTCTTGTAGTTGCTGCTGACAAAGCACTTGAGCCAACGGCTACGTTATCTGCCCCCGTGGTGTTTGCTCCTAAAGCAGCATAACCAATAGCTGTGCAATTATCAGCAGTCGTTATAGCATCTAAAGCCGTTGTGCCGAGGGCTACATTATAACTAGCTGTATCTGTTGTGCTTGACGGGTCATCACCAAGCCAGATTGAATTATTTTCTACTAAACCTGTTAGTCCTGACACACCACCACTAGCAGCGTCTTCCCAACCTACCCCACTTCCTGTTGAAGTTAATACTTGTCCATCACTACCTTGTGCACTACCGATTGTTAAATTGTCTGTTTCTAGTGTTCCATCAACATCTACATCACCTGAAATATCTAAAGCAGTACCAATAAGTGTTTGTGTAAATGTTACTTGTCCATTAGAAGCAATAGTCATAGCATCTACATCTGATGCAGAGCCAATAGTTTTGCCATCACCAATAATAAGGTCGTCAGTTAGTGTAACTATACCTGTTACTGCTAATGTAGAAGCCATATCCACAGCACCATCAATGTCAACAACGTCTAGATTGCTAGTGCCGTCTACGTCTAAATCTCCGTTGAAGTCTGCATTACCAGCTAGGGTTAAGGTAGAAGCCATATCAACAGCTCCGTCAATATCAACAACATCTAAATTGCTAGTGCCATCAACATCTAAATCTCCGTTAAAATCAGCATTTCCTGCTAATGTTAGCGTTGAAGCCATATCTACAGCTCCGTCTATATCTACGACATCTAGGTTAGTTGTGCCATCTACGTCTATATCACCACCTATAGTTACATCATCTGTAACTGTTAAATCGTCTTGTACTTTTAAATCAACAGCAGAAATACTAGCTAGTGCATCTACCATAGCACCACCAGCACCTGCACCATCAGCATAAATAATTTTAGTATCGCCAGCAGGTATGGTTATGTTTGCACCTGTGCCTTGACTAATAACTAAGTTTTGTGAACCTGTAGTAGCGTTTTCTATAAACCACATCTTTGAAACTGTATTAGGTCCAATAGTAACAGTACAGGCAGAATCTAATGCACCTGTGTATTTAAGGAACATAGACCTACCAGGATCAGTTGCTCCATCTGCTATTGTGGTTGTGTGTGTGTCAGCGTTTGTAGTTATAGCTTCTGTGCCATAACTAAAAGCTTCTGCGATTAATTCTAAGTTTGTATTTGTAGTCGTACCCCAAGTTCCTGACGCATCACCTGTCGCCATTTCATTGAGTCTTAGATCATTAACGTATGTACTTGCCATTTATTTTCCTCTTGTAAAAAATTATATATTATTATGCCACTTCGCTCCAATCAGGAGATTGAGTTGTAGAAATTGTTGAATAGTTTGGTGTTTGTGAATCATCTATTAAACCCCAAACTAAAAGATTAGTAATTCTACCTATACCTTCTACTCCTGTGGGATAGATATTTGCGTGAGCTGTTATACTAAGGCTTCCTACTGATCCTGTTGCTGCTCCTAGTGTAACTGCAATTATATTTACAGTTACTAAGCTTATGCTACCTAAAGCTGTTGTTCCTACTACATTTGTAGGATAAACATTAGCATCACCTGTTACAGTTTCATCGCCAAGTCCAACAGTAGACGCAGTACCACTAACACCAGTAATTGCAAAACCAGCAGCTAGTATAGTTCCAACAGCTCCTGTTCCTGCTAATCCTGTCTCTGCTACATTAGCATCTCCACTAACTGTTTCTGAGCCTAATGCAGTAGTTCCTACTACAGTAGTAGGAAAAACATTAGCAATACCTGTTACAGTTTCAGTACCTAAAGCTCCAGTTGCTGCAACCCCTGTCTCTGCTACATTAGCATCTGCCGTTATTGCTAAAGACCCTAATGCTGAAGTTCCTGCAAGACCCGTGAGTTCAACGGGGATGGGTTCACCCCATGTAAGTTGACCCCAAGTGCCTCGACCCCAGCCTGTTATATTAGCCATTGGCTAATTACTTTAAGCTATTCTAATAACAGCGTTTGAAGCATCAGCAGTAGGAAAAGTAATAGTAAATGATCCTGCTGTAGATGTTTTATCTGCACCAAAATCAAATACTGCTACTGCTGGATCACCAGATGCTGTATCGTTGTAAATCATACAACCTCTAGCAGTGATGGTAGCTGTACCAAAAGTCAAATCAGAAAAATCTGTAAACGCAGTAGTTCCAGAAGTAGTTGGATTAACATTTGTTAATGCCGCTCCACCCGCAGTATAGTTTGTTCCTGATGCTTCTTGGTTTGTGCTATACGCTGTAGTAGCTGCAGTCATAGTTGCAGAACTTGTGTATAAAGCCAGCTTAAAAGAGTTACCTCCAGAAGCTTTAAAATTATGTACTGCCTGTAAAAGTTCACTTTTAAAAGAAGTACACATTGCTTGTGTAATTGCCATTATAGTCTCCTTATTATATTTGATAGGTCTTTATGACCTTGTTTTTCTAATTCATTACATACTGTGCAAATGTGGTTTTTTATTCCTTCATTTACATAGAATTGAATGATCCATTTACATCTATCTCTAAATGCGTGAGCCTGTGCTTTTACCATAGGATCAGCGTCATCACTTATAGAAATTAGTTTATTTGTAGCCATTTCAGCTAATTCTTCAACAGAATGACCTCTATTATGAGTAGTAGTTACTCCTAAATCACCTATTGATAATTCAAATTTATCTGTTTGCATTAATATTCCTTTGGCTCTACTGGTTTTAAATCTTCTCTACCTATTATACCTATTGGTTTTTTTATTTCAGTTTGTTGCATATCAGACCATTTACAAACATTTATATTGCCATAATTATCTTGGAAAGTAACTTGTGGATTATTCAGTCTATGATATCCATATAGTTTATTTTTTGTGTCTACATCTGTATCTAAAAGAGATGATCGTGGTGCTATCCCCACTTTTATACCTTGATTAATACATTTTCCGATCCAAAATTCTACACATCCTCTTCCAGCTTCTGCAAAGTGCATATTAGTTTGATAAGTAAAATCTACACCAAAAATAGATATTTGTTTTACTTTACTCCATAAAGCATAAGCTATTGCATAAGCTACTGTATTATTTAAGTAAGCACTTCTAGAATATTTAATTATTTGTTTTAAAGGATATTCTTCCACAGCAGGTACTCTTTCATCTAATTCACAAGAATAAATAGGATAATCAACTAATGGCAGTTTATTTCTCATCATTGAAGTCATTGTGCCAGCATCTTCTGTGTCTAAAAATCTACTCATTGGGTCTAATATAAAAGCCCTGTCTATATTAGGTAGAACTCCTATCATTGCATTAATAGCCCAAACTTCGTCAAATTCAACGCTATGTGTCTGTGAAAGATGAAAATCTATTTGACTTTGACCCATAGCTACAATTGCAATATTTTTGCCTTCTAGCGTTGTTATGGAATCATTAGACATCTAGTTTTCTTTGACCATCCCTATAAGCATCTTTTCTATTATATCCATCAGATAATAAAGTAAGTCTTTGTAATGCTTCCTGGAATCTTTTTTCATAATTGACCATTATGTCAGGCTCACCTTTCATAAATGTATAAGCTTCTAATAAACTTCCGTATAATAATAATTCTGGAGCATTTGTTCCTAACCAGCTAGTGCCGTCAGATGATTCTGTTATTGATTGTGGAATATAATAATAGTGCAATTCAGCAGTTAAATTTGCATTAGGTGTAGGTCCAACAATAAAAGTATTATCGTCAAACTGTGCATAGTGTTTTGGCACTCCTGTAGAAGAAGCTGATGGATATGCTTCTCTTATAAAACTTACGTCTGTGCTCAAAAGATAAGTGTATGCACTATCGCTATCTAAGACTGCTAAAGAAAAAGGATATAAATAATCAGATGGTGTTGATAAATACTGATTGCCACTTGTTAATGAACCAGTTACATTTTTTCTAAAATTAGGCAATTCGACAGATTTAACTATTCTATCTTCTGCCTGTTTAATAATAGTTCCTAAATCAGCTACAAAAGTTGATTCAGTATTTTGCGTATAATCTTGTATAGCCGATTTTAATGTCGTGTATGTCCAACTCATTCTGTACTCACTGTTAATTTACCAACTTCGCCTTTAATATCTAAACCCATTGTTGAAGAACCAAATTCAGTAACACCTCCTCCAATAGGGTCAAAAGCAGCATATGTTGTAGAACTTGCCTTACCTGTATCCACTCTTGCGTTGTATAAATTTTGTGGATCAGATGTGTCTACTTCACCTAATTTTAATTGAGGTTGGTCTTCATCTAAACAATCATAACAAACTCGTAATCCATTTCTTTTACTATCTTCTATTTGATACTGCAAAGTATTGAGTTTATAAGAAAACCCACAACGATCACATTGCCCTAATGCCTTGCTTGCTTTTGCGTATGCCATTAATAACCACTTATAGATAAATCAGGAACAAATCTAACTGCTGCTTTTTCTCTATCAGCATCACTTACATCTCTCCAAAGCTCATCATATCTTTGTTTTATCATAGGGATTCTATTCTGTGCTTCAGGTGATTTACAAGCAATGTTATATGCCAAAGCATATGTTAAACAAGGAAGATATCTTGTTGGCACATCAGCATTATTGCTAGCAATAGTTCCAACATCTTCTATTTTTTTAACGTAATCGTAAACTAACGTATAAGTATCTGCTGCATCTGGAACAGACCAAACCACTATTTTGACTGCATCATTATCCTTATCTACATAAAATTGTGTTGGTTTAGCTTGCACTAACTTATTAGCCTGATGATTATATTCAGTTCTAGAAATACGATTTAACCTTTGATCAAACTGTTTGCTTGTATTGCCAGCATCAGTTCTGACGAAAACATCAACTATATCTAAAGCACTTGAATCTGCTGTATAACTACTTGTACCAGCAGTCATTGTTGCTGTTCCTTGCTCTATAGTCCAAAGATTTAATCCTTTATTCTGCCATTCTAGAAAAACAAGATTTAATGCTCTCTTAGCACCACGATAACTATAGCCAGAACGTAATTCTAGACCACAAAGATCATAAGCTTCTTCCATTATATCGCTTATATCTAAGGTAAATGATGTAGTTCCACTTGTAGCCATTATTTATCCTTTTTAACTCTAGTTATTGTTATACCAGATTTAGTAGTCTGTATTTTTTTATTTCTTTTTGATGCAGGTGCAACTGTAACTCTGTTCTTTTTTTTAGTAGTCATTTCTTTTTCTTCCCTGCTTTATCTAAAGCTATAGCAACAGCTTGTTTCTTTGGTGTTCCTTCTTTAATTAATTTAGAAATATTCTTACTAATTACTTTTCTAGAACGACCTACTGAAAGAGGCATGATTAAGTTTTGCCACCGCCAAATGTTTTTTTGACATATTCCTTATAAGATTGAGCTTGCTTACCTACTTCGGTAGCTCCTCCGCCCATATAAGATTTTTTGCCTTTACTGGCAACTTTTTTATTTTTTTGTTTAAATCTAGTATTTCTACCAAGTCCTTTACTCATAGTTTTTCCTTAAATTGCATACATCTATAATACCTTGAACTAACAAGGCATTATAAACATACTAGGTTAAAATTATTTCTTTTTAACAGATTTTTTCTTAGCTGGTGCTTTCTTCTTAGCTGGTGCTTTTTTAGCAGCTTTTTTCTTTGGTGCTTTACCACCAACATAAGCTTCATTAACATCAGGCGTAGATGGATCGTCAGCTATAAAATGACCTTTATCATTTTTAGCCCTTTCACCATTCATCTCATCGCACTTACGTTCTGCATCTTCCAAGTCAGGATCAGGACCAAATACAGGTCTATAGATTCCGTCATCATCCAATTTAAGAACTTTATATTGTGCTGGGAATTCACCAGTTTCTGAAATTACATATTGTTTTTTAGCCATAATTTCTCCAAATTAATCAGAATATACTTTTACCATTTCTAAAACTATGGAATAAGTATCTCCTGAACTGTGACCTTTAGTAGTAAAAAGGATGTCTCCATTTTTACCACTCCCTGCATTATTAGGAATACCACCGAAATCCTTAAAGTCCATATGCCCATTACTGCTTTCAGCTAGTTCCATAAGTAAAACATTGCTTGTTGCATTAAGAAACAATTGAACCGACATACCAACAATGGCATGGCTAACCCTCATTACTCTTACTTCAGAGCAAGAAACTCCTTCAGAGTTAGAAGTTAAAGCAGAAACATCTACTTTAGCTACTGCTGATTCGCCTGTGCCATCGCTGACATTGGTAAACTTCATAATACAGTTTCTTTCACCATCAATGATGGTTTGTGAAGTTACTGCATCAGCCATTAGTTACCCCCTTACTCGAATGGAGTAGCTAGTGTACCATCACCATGAAGAAAGGCTTCACAGTGCCATACTGCTGCTGTGGTTGCTTTTAAACGGATAATTCCGCCTACAAGCCAACCCTGAGCTGCCGTTCCTAAATCAATAGTATCGTCATCACTGGCATCAGGAATGAAAGTGTTGTTATCGGTTGCAGTTGCTGGATCAAAGATCGTAGCAAAACCAGAGAATAAGTCACTGGAATTGTCTGTATTGATTTGTCCTGCACCTGTGAAAGTTGTGCCTACAATAAATGTATATTGTAAACCTGCTGCTGCTGTAGGTAATGTTACTACAATACCTCCTGCTCTATTTAGAGTAAATACTGCTCCAGATTGAGTTGACTCTACTGAATAAGTAGCATCTTCAATTGAAACAACATTATCATAAGAAGATACATAACCTGTAGTAACTAAATTACCACTTGTATCTACATCTAAATTAGTTGTTACTGCTCCTGTGCTAGAGCTCTTGCTGATTTGTTCAAATCCGCCTTCTGATCTAACTGGACCATTAAAAGTTGTGTTAGCCATATTTCCTCCTAAAGGAAAAAGTCTATCATCTTGGCAAGTCTGCTAGGGCAGTTGATAGACAAATTAAAAAAAATCCCTAGATAAAAAAAAGGGAGACCCATAAAGAGTCTCCCTTAAAGTTCTTACGAACTACCTGGTGATCCGAAGATACCTAGTGGATCAGATACTCCAAAGGAATATCTTTCTCTAGCTTTGTATCTAACATTACCAGTATCAAAGTCACCATCCATAGATGTAGTCATTGGTGCTCTGACGAAATGCTTCATGCCATCAGGTACATCTGTTGTGATGAAGAAAGCATTAGTATCAGTTAAATAATGATTAACTGCGTAGCCTTCTGGGATCACGCCATTTGTTTTGATTGCATTAACATCATTGTCAGCAGTACCGACTCTGTAGTCACTTTGCAATAGTCTAGTAGCAACAAACTGAAGATCAGTTGGTACTATTAGTTTTCTTGGTCTAGCTGCAATTTTAAGACCTCTTTCATCAGTATATTTACTGATTTGAATAATTGCATCTTCTAAAGATGTTTCATTCAAGTCAGCACCTGAAGAAGGTCTATTGCTGTTAGTTCCACCACTTACAAGTGGGTGAGCTGTGCTAAATAAAGCAACACCATCACCTGAAGAAAAAGTAGTTGAGAATCCATTGTTTAATGGATACGCTCCTTTAACTTGTTTTGTGTAAGCCATTGCACGAGCCAAAGCTTTAGTATATCTACCAGAGAGAGAAACATAGAGGTTATCCTCCATAGCTTCTTCTGTGATTGAATAGCCCATAGCTATTGTTTCGTGTGTGTAACGAGCCACAAAAGATTCTTGTGCAGTATCGTAATTGATAGCCGAACCTTCATCTTTTACTGGAGCAGCTCCAAAACCTGATAACTTGAGTTCCTCTTCAAAACTTCTTTCAGAGTTCTCAGTTACATAGATTTCTTCATGCTCATTCTCGTAGTTATTGTATTCCTCTCCAAACAGGGCATTAAGTCCTGGGAGAAGCTGCTTGAGCTCATTAGCTCTTGATATAGCTGCCATAATTGTACTCCTTAACCAATACCTGTTGTGTTGAGCAATTGATGCCCTACGTTAAACATTACCAATACATCTGTATAGGAATCACCAACTGCACTATCTGGACCATCAACAAAATCGATGATTTTCACAGGTAATGTGTTAGTGGTTGCTACAGTAGATATATCAACCGAATTTTTGCTTGTTCCGATTGCTGTGCTACCTGCGGTTTGAACAACAGCACAATTCTTTCCAAGATCGTCTTGGTCAGCAGCACCATCGCATTGCATTTGCATAACAATGTAAGGATCAGTGGCAACATACGCAACAATATCATCCGCAGCAGTTGAAGCTGGGAAATATTGATTGGGTGTGAATTGACCAGTAGTAGGGTCAGTGTAAGCACAGCCAAGAAAAACGCCAATAGGGGTACAAGCCGTAGTACCAGTATCTTTTTGAATAGTGGTATTAGGGTTGTCATCACCCCACTTTACAAAATCGCCATAGAATATAGAAGTTCCATACGCATTTTTAATTTTGTAGTGAGTAACTTTTCCTTGATAAGGGCTTCCAACAACTGTTCCAACTGGTCTAGCTCCGTGAGGAGTTGCACTAGATGACATAATTGTCTCCTTAAATTAAATTAATTATTAAAGATTCTAAGAATCTTTGCCAAAAGTTGTTTTAGAATTACGCTCAAACACTTGTTTGGTCGCCATTCTATTATCCTGATCTTTAAAATATACATTATCAACAGATTCCATTTGAGATTGTGCCATTCTTCCGAAATGTTCATCTCTAGCTTTCGCCTTTTCTGCTGGCATTTTGCATAATAATTGCCCACCAATTTCTATATTTCCCTTTTTTGCCCATTCAGAGCCGTGGTCCATCATGGTAATTTGAAGTTCAGGATGATCTTGAAGTTCGCATGGAATCCACCCTTCACGAAAACGTCTGGATACATTAGGATTATCAGCTTGACCTAATAAGGCTGTTCTGATGTACCTAAAAACCCAGCCTTCTTGAGGTGTTGGGGTAGGTAAATTAGTAGGATTTTCCCAGCTTTCTGTGTGCTGAGTAGCCTCTCGGCTTTCTGTCTCTCTAGGAGTACGCTCTTGGTCTACAGGAGTATCAGTAGAAACTGCCTCCACTTCATTAGTGTTATTATTTTCTTCTGACATATTAAGTCTCCTTTAATAATTGATTTGCGTATTGCTCAGGACTAATTCCAAGTTGGCGAGCTAGCTTAACTTGTGTCTGAGTAAGACGGATTTGCGTGGGTTTTTTGTTTCCGCTATCCCTCGTTGCGGATGCAACAACTGTTGAAGGTTGTCGTTTTGATGTTTCTTCTTCAGGTATTCCTACCTCTTCAGAAGATACACCAAAGAAACTGGGGTATTCTCTACGCATAGCTTTATCTACTTCTTCATAATATGCCTTTGGATTTTCTTCAGGCAGTATTTTTTGATTGCGTAATCTTGTATCTATTGTAAAAGCATAAGATGTCATTTCTTTGTGTTCGGGTACTGTGCTCATAAACCAAGGATTTTTAGATGACCACTCTTGCATATCAGGATCGAGTTGTTCTCGTGCTGGTATTTGTGCTTCAGGTAAATTTTGTGCAATTTGTTGTTGAAGGCTTGCAGCCATATTAGGTGATTGTTGTTCAGCTAATGTAGCTTTTGATAATAACTCTTGAGCCTTAGTCATTTCATCAGCATTGCCTTCTTCGTAAGCTTTTTTAAATGCTTCTTGTGCATTTTGTTTTGCCCACAAAGCATTGTTATGTGCTTGTTTATTTAAGACTTCTCCACCTTGGGCAACCATAGCCTGCAATCGCTGATTTTCAGACATTAATGTTTGTAAGCGTTGTACTGCTTCTTGAGATTCTCGTGTTGCAGCTTCTTTTGCTCTACGCTCTTCGTGATATTCGTATTTAATTTTAGCTATTCTTTTTCCAGCTCTATCGCTGTAATCGGCTATTTCTTTATCTAAGGCTTCTTCGTCAATATCAGGAGAAGAATCATCTTCTCTCTCTGGTCTACGATCTTCTATAGGAATATCATTAATTACCTCAACCTCTAAGCCTTCAGGTATTTCGTTGTCAATTTCCGTATGTTTGCCAAAAAATTTATCCTCTTGTGATTGAGGAACTCTTTCTGGAATATTAGGTTCTTCGTTTATTATTTCTGTTTCACTCATGCTCTAACCACTCCTGTTGGGTCATCTACTACTGCTTCTACAGTATCGTCATTAATTAAGCGAAACTCTTGTCCGTACATTTTCATGCGAGTGCCAGAGTAAGCACGAAATACAACCCAATCACCTGATTGACACCAAGGTCCACTCGGAAATCTATTGGTATCTTTATAACACTCAGGTCCTAACTTTATAACGTATCCGCAAATATTACTTACTTCTTCGTCTTTCATGGTTTGGGAAGCTTTAACAATACCACCATCAGTTTTCTCATCCGCCTTTGGCATAGCAATTAAAATCTTCCAACCTTTAGGTTCAGGCAGTTGACTTTTAACATCTACATCAATCTTGGGTGTTTCAACACTTTCTGGCTCTGGTATCTTTACTTCAGCTTTACTCATATTATTGCACGACTTTAAGGAGTCGAGTTCCTATTCTGTGAGAACTCTTTCGACATAATCTAGAAGTTCTCGCTCTGCGAGGGCTAAACCCTCGATAACGCCAGTCATCTTCTGATACTCACTATAATCTTTGCAAGCACCTGAAGCTATATGATCAGCGTGTTCATTCATCATACCACGCAACTTCAATTTCATATGTTCTGAAAGTGATAGCTGTGTGATATCATTACTCATTCTTATTGATATCTTTAGCTAAATCTATTCCAATGTCAAGCCCTAACTTGTAATCTTCTCTTTTTTGTTTCTTATTTTCTTGTTCATTTTCTTGCAAATCGCTTGCAATTTGTTGACCAACTTTTATACCAGCTAATTCATTTTGAGACTTCAATCTTTCTTTTTCCAGTTCATCTCTACTAGCTGCTTTTACTGCATCAAGCTGTAATCTGCCTTGACCTTCAGCAGCCTTACGCTGAACTTCAGCCTCTTTAACAGCAACCTCTCTTTCTTTCATTTGAATAAGTGGGTCTTTCTGTTGTTCTTCTATCCTTTCTTGTTCAGCTCTTTGTTGCGATGTACCAGCAACTCTTTGTGCTGCTTCTGCTACAAGTGTTGAAATACGTTTTTCAACGTCTGCTGGTAAAGGTTCACCTTCAGGTGGAAGCTCTATACCCATTTCTTGTTCAACTTGTTTTCTAAATAACATTGTTAGATGTTGATTAACATAGTCGGATGCTGCTGCAAGTATTATTGGTGCTTTAGGACTCTGTTCAACAATCTGCATTATTTCAGGATTTTGTTGAGTTGAAAGTAAGGTCTCTATATGTGCTTCATGGTCTTGCTCTATAAATGCTTTAACAGGTTTCCCATTGATTAAATTTTGTACTGCTGTAATAGGATCAACAGGTTTAATATCATTTCCGTCAGGCACAATTGCATCAACATCTTCTATGCCCAATACTTCTAACATCTGTCTATGTAATTCTGGTAAGTTATACATTTCAGGAGATGATTGTGCTAATTGCATAGCAGCTTGATATTGCATTATCCTTTGAGCCATAGTTGCTGCATTCGGGTCTGATACAGGCAATATATCAACTCTATTATCAAAATCTTCAGCTTTAATATATTCTTCCTCATCCATTTCATAAGGATATGCAGGCTCAGTAAAGTCTTTAACTATACC